CGTCATCTAAAGATTCAAAGTGAAAAAGATCGTATTCTGTGTCGCCAAAAGGTTGAGAGATAAACGCTGTTGATCTTGAAGTAGTGTATCTTGTGTTAAACTTGCCAAAAAGTTCTGTAAACGCGGTGCCAGATAGACCACCCGACCCAACAGAGTTGCCAGAACCAGATAAGACTGCTACTGAACCAGGGTTTACATCTACTCTTGCAACTTCAGATTCTACAGGTAAATCAGCATATAAAAGATGTTGTTCTGTACCAAATCTGTCAGGACTTGTGTTTAATATTTTTCCAACATAGTGCTGGCTTGAAGGGTCAAGCGAAGCAGTGTATATTCTAAGACCTGGTTGAGACTCATCATTTCCAAAAGAAGATCCCATTGCAGAAGAAAGCACAAGCTTAAAAGTGGCTTGATCAGAAGACGCACCGTATGCACTAATTGTTGCAATATCATTGCTAGCATTACTAACTGAATATGATTGATTGTGATCTAGTACGAGAAGTCTTGAACCTGATGCTGTAAGAATAACTGCTCTTACTAGATTAATTCCGTCTGTAGAATCCACAGAACTGTTGTCTGTAAATACTGGGTAGCCTGTAGGTTCATCTGTTCTTGTTAAGTGTCTTGCACCTAAGAACTGAACAACCCCGTTGTATCTTGAATCGCCTGCTGCTCCGGATCTTGATCCTGAAAGTAAAAATCCTGCATTTTTAACTGTACCTGCTGTTTGTGTAACTGATATATCTGAGGTGGAAGAATTTGATCCTGCGCCTAACACTCTAATGTAAGTGAGTGACGTTCTATTTTTAAGCCACTCGTTTGCTGCGTATGGACCAAATCGATCCGGATCTAATGTGCCAAATTTTGATTCAAAATCAGCAAATGAACCGACGGTCACAGGAACAAACGCAGGTCCTTTTTGTGAAGTTCCAATTACTCCTGCCGGGGTTCCTACAATTTCTGTAGTGCGCTGAGTAAGATCAATCTCTCGCTCAAAGAATCCCGGAGATCTGAAAGTTTGTTCTGCCATCAATTTCTCCTAAATTTTCTATTATAACTATGTTTCGAATTATTAAACATCTCTTTAATTATGAATCAATTGACTCAATTTCCTCTATTAATTCAGATGATGCAACTGTCTCACCTGATCTTTGATTTCTTAACCTTACTTTTGAAAAATGAGTTTTTGTGCTATTTGTAAAAGGGTTGACTATTTTATCTTCAAGTACTTCTCTACTCTCGCCTCTTCTAAGTTCATTTTCTTTAGTATTTGTTAAGTCTTGAAGCACATGTCTTTTTACTTTATCTTTAATTCTCTCAGGCTGATAGTCAATGACCTCCGCGTTACCTTCAAACATACCAAAATTAATTTCAGGTGCTGACACATAGCTTCTTAAAAGTTTTGGCATCCCCGGGTGCTTGGGGTTGATAATATAACCTGGGATAGTAACAGAAAATGAATGCTTGATAATTCTTTCACTTTCAGTAAACTCATCTAAGTTAGTTCCAGAGTTTGAAAAAGGACCAGAGAAAAAAGCAACTAGTTCATAACCTCCCTCTGTAGTCATTGGTATTTCTTCACCTTGCCCGGTAAAATTTAAAAGAAGTGTTTCTATCATTTGATTTGACTGCTTCATGTATTGTGTCCAAAAAACAACATCGTAAGTAACTGCAACAAATTCTGGGTATGGTATTTCAATAACTTCAAACATATTTCTTCCTAGATTTTCTCCTAGTGAAATATTTGCAACACTTGAAAATCCTATATTTGCTGAAGATCTTCTCGTAGAGATAGAATCTGGCTTTACAGAAAATCCAGGAGTAGGTGTGTTTAAAATAAAGTTCTTTTCAGAAGACACATTAAGTTGGTTTTTAAGACCTTGCTTGTTAATGATATTTTGATACTTTCTATCTCGATTGCTTAATTTATACTTTATTACATAATTTTCTTGTTCTCTAAATGCAATCGCTGTTCTTTTATTTGCTTGAGAAGGAGAAAAGTCTATATTTTGTCTCATAATAGAAACAAGAGGTAAGATTAGTGTATTTTCACTATCTCTTATAGGGTTTTTTCTTCTTGTTAGTGCAAACCTTTCACCTGAAGCAAAAATAACAGGGACTTTTTGAAGTGTTCCTTTGTGTGAAACTTCAAAAAATATCTTTTTATCAAAAAGCTGAAAAACTGCTCTGTCTATGTCTTCTATGCCAATTGAAGGTATATCAAAGTCAACAGGAGCATTGTTTCCATCAAAGCTTTTAATTATTTTTTCTCCTTTCGGCTTATTACTCATTTTTAATCCTCATCATAAAATGCTGACCCTACGTTTTGTGGGTCACCTGCAGAAGAAACTTCTTTTGGTCCAGTAATTGGTGCATCAAGTACACCATTTTTTTGAAGATCTCTTACGTCACCAGTCACTCCTTCCTTATTAGTTTTGGCACCTCGTTGTTGAACAAATGTTTCTTGAACTGCGCCATCATCTGAATAATCTTCTGAAGTTGGTCCAAATATTTTTGATATAAACTGACCTTTTCTTGATTGTTTACCGGTTATTGTAATATATGTTTTGTGTTCAATTTGACCAAAAATAACATCAGATGCAGGCCCTTTAATTACTTCAAAGAACGTTGTCCCGTAAGAGAAAAAGTCGCCCTCTAAAACTTCAATTCCTTTGTCAAGTAAGTCTCTTGACTGGACATAGGCTTCAATTGTGTAGTATTCTTCAGAACCAAACCTGTTAGTTCTTATTTCTTGAGGTTGATACTTTACCAAGCAATCTATTTCAACTGGATTTTCAAACACCTTATCGGGTGACTCTTCATACACATCGTGAACTTTTGATTTAATTTCACTAATTGGGAAATAATAAATTTTTTGCCCAATTACGTCTTTTACAATTTCTTTTGCAATGTCATTAATAAAATTAATCTCTCTAGGAGTTATAAAAAATCTACCCATAATCTATCCCATGATAATTGCTTTTCCAAGCGGCATTGGAACGTAACGTAACTGTTTATTCATCTGCTCTGCACGAGTAGACTGTATTTCTACGAGCTTGTCATAGGTCATTGTTTCAAGCATTTCTTTTAGCTGTGTTTTTAAGTTTGTCTGGTCTTCCCGACCTTGTGTTACAAGATCAGTCCCGTTTAAAGAAACTTCTCCGCCCGGAATTGGTATGTTGCCAAACTTAGATCTAACCATACCCAGCTGTTCCCTGCTTAAAGCAAGTGTGTACTGTCTTATCCACTGCTTACCAATAGAGTTGATTCTAGAATAAGTAAGATTTCCAAAAGGAATATTTGACATGTTAGAGACACCATGTATCATCTCATCTTTGTAAGAAGGCGAAGTAGGATCTGGGTATTGTCGAACTCTTATCCACAGCTTCTTTTCAGAGCCTAGTGTTGGAGTAGGAAATATTCTTATTTTTGTACCATTAACTTCGTAAGAGTAATTTGATCTTCTAACTCTGTTTGATAAGTCTAACTGCCCAGCTCGCAGAATATCTTCAAAAACAGGCAAGACATAAAATATTGTTTCGGGTGTAAAAGACTCAAAAGAAAATTCGTTATTTAAGTAGTTAATAGCCGATGTTGTGTCAAAAAATCTGTACGCCGCCTGAGGATTGAAGTGAAATACTTCTGCTATCTTTAGCTTTCCTTTTGAATTGTCAAACAAAGGAGTATCGTTTCCATCCTTGAGCTCTGTGTACATATCATAATCCTGTCGACCACCTTCAAGCTGAATCGACCCAGATGCTGAGTTGTAAGAGCCACCAATTCCTGCTTCCATTGCATAAGGTTCAGCAAATCTTGTTAAGTACTCGAGATTATCTCTTACGTACTTTTCTTGAGATCCTGACATACTACCTGTAGCAAATCCTAAAAAGTTGACTAACTGCGACTTTGCTTGATATTGATTAAGTATTGAACTATATTCTAGACCTGCTTCCTCCATGTTGGAAAAAATTTGTTTTTTTGTAAGCTCAACGCTTAAAACATCATCACCCATCTTTCGCTTAACAAAAACGACCATCTGATCTGCTTCTGTTTTAAATTCAGAGTCATCATCAAATACACCGAAAGGCGTTGCATTAGTTGTATTTGCAAATGTTGCCACAAAAATCTCCGACTTTTTTGTTCTTAATATATATGTTCAGACTTTTTGATTGACAAATCTAGAAAAAGAATTTATCTTAAACTGTGTCGTCTTTGTACATTTTTTGATCTAATGGGCTTTTGTTTGTAGCACCTTCGCGGTTTCTTTCCATCCACTCACTTGATGAACGGTCAGTTTTAATTGGACCGCCGGCGGCCCAAGTATTACATGTTCTTGCGCTATGACATTTAAAATGGTGCATCCAACAGTAACCTAAG